AGAGAAAAACATTAACCCAATCAAATTTTCAGAATGGCTACATTTCATCAAGACAGAGAACAAGGCGAGGTATATGACTACATTAACCCAAACCACTATAAAACACTAAACAAGGAAGTCTGGGAAATGATGGTTGATATCTGGGGCAAGGATGCGTTTAAGTTGCACTGTCAAATGTGTGCGTTTAAGTATCGTATGCGTTTAGGTAATAAACCAAACCAACCTATTGACCAAGATTTAAAAAAAGCCCAATGGTATGAGCAAAAAATAAAAGAGTTATGAAAAAACAACAAACAAACCATACTGGTAACACCAACAAAATGGTTATGGCAGTAGATTGGCTAATTAATGAGTTAGAAGAACAAAACTTAATTAAATTAGATAAAAATAAAACTGTATTGTTTAGTAAAAACTTTGCAACTCGTTATGAATTAATCATACACGAAGCCAAAGAAATGGAGAAGGAACAAATTAAAGATGCATATTTTAATTCTGCAAGTGATATACTTTGTATACCAAATGGGATAAAAGAAAATGCAGAAAAATACTACAAAGAAACTTATGAAAATTAAAACTGGCAAGTGGTATACTTGTATTTATATATGGCCGTCTCTTATATTAGACTATGAGGAAAACGAAGTGATAATCAACTTGTCATTCCTTATTTATTGGATTGAATTAACCATTAAGTTAAAATGAATATTCAACAAAATCTACAGTCTAAAAAGGAAGCTTTCCTTGAAGTTTTAGAGAAGCACCTTGGAATAATAAGCCAGGCAACTAAAAAGTTGAATATGGATAGAACAACTCCATACAAATGGATGCGTGATGATCCAGAGTTTGCAGATAAAGTTCAAGAGATTCAAAACCTTGTTTTAGATTTTACTGAATCAAAACTATACGAGCTTATCAGAGATGGCAATCCAACGGCTATTATCTTTATGCTTAAAACAAAGGGTAAGGACAGAGGATATATAGAACGCAAGGAGATTACGGGAATGAACGGCAAAGCTTTAGACATAAACATTGAGGTCATCAATAAACTTGAAGAGTAACTGTGTATTTGCCCATTTAGAGCAAAGCACTAAGCGTTTTACAGTCGAGCAAGGGGGTACTCGTTCTGGGAAGACTTACAATATCCTTATTTGGATAATATTCAAATATTGCTTAACAAATCAGAATAAAATAATATCAATAGTCAGAAAGCACGGCCCAGCACTTCGTGGATCAGTAATGAGGGATTTTTTTGAGTTACTCCGCAAATATGATTTGTATAACGAAGAGGATCACTACAAGTCTGTAAACGAATACCATTTAAATTCCAATGTGATTGAATTTGTAAGTTTGGATGAACCGCAAAAGATTAGAGGTCGCAAAAGGCACTTACTATTTGTTAATGAGGGCAATGAGCTGAAGTGGGAAGATTTTTTCCAATTAAACATAAGAACAACGGATAAGGTTATTATTGACTTTAATCCATCGGAGGAATATCATTGGCTTTATGATAATATCATTCCAAGACCAGACGCTGAGTTCTTTGTAACCACTTACAAAGATAACCCATTCCTTGATGCTAACCTGGTAGCTGAGATTGAACGGCTTAAGGAAGTTGATGAAACATACTGGCGAATCTATGGGCTTGGACAAAAGGCCCAATCTAAACTATTGGTGTTTAACTACGAGGAGATTGGTAATATACCACAAGAAGCTCGATTCATTGCTTATGGGTTAGACTTTGGGTATACTCAAGATCCTACGGCCCTGGTTTCTGTTTACCTTTATGACGACAAGATTTACCTTGATGAGCATATATACCAGAACGGAATGACCAATAAGGATATTGTGGATGTTATGAGGTCGCTAAACATAGATAGGCGAGTAAATATATTTGCTGATTCAAGCGAACCAAAGTCCATTAATGAGATTCATTCCTATGGGTTTAATGTAAAGCCTACGGCTAAAGGCCCAGATTCAATAAATATAGGTATTGATATGATGCGAAGGTATAAGATACATATTACTACACGATCAACCAATCTTATTAAGGAGTTCAGAAACTACAAGTATATTCAGGATAAAGATGGGAAGGCAACTAATAGGCCAGTGGATGCTTTTAACCACGGTATTGATGCGAGTAGATATGCAATATTCAATAGCTTTAACCGTCCTAATTATGGTAAATATTCAATTCGCTAAAAATTATTAGCCTAAAAATCAAATAGTTACAATAAATTGTATATTTTATTTTGTAAATTCAAAATACAACTGTATCTTTGCTCTATCAAATAAGAAAAAAGTATGAAAAAATTTGCTTTAACAAACGAAACTAAAAAAGACAATCAAAGCGTTTACACTTATGTGTGCGAGAATGACACCATCACTTTTATGATGCACCCAACTGAAGCGTTTAGATTTATTATTGAGGCCTCAAATATGACTAAAAAAGCCTACAATAACTTTTTAGAATCTTGGATGGTTCACGCAATGGACCAATCAACCAAAACATTTGCAGAGAAAATCCAATCAATCACAGTAATATGAAAAACCTATTAAAAAACATCGCACTTCACCTATTTAATGCCATTATGATTACGGCATTAGCACTTGGCACTTTAATCGCTATTATAGAACGCTTATGAAACTAAACGAAGACAATTGCCCATCACACGATTTATACGAACTTGAGGAGTTTGTTGAAAGCCACTTCAATGACTGCGACGAGAAAATCAGAGAAGAAGCCATTTACATCCTTGAGACATTAAAGGAGGATATTTACTACGGCACTGGCAATGCCCAAAGGGTTATAATTGATGCCCACAATAAAATAGTTGATTTATTCAACAAGTATGTCGACACAGACACTTTCGGCGACCATTCAATATTCTAAGGGGGCATTAAAGCCCCTTTTTTCGTAACAAATCGGCTTTTTTGGGTTTTATTCCCATATGGAGAGAAGCCTAATTGTACCAACAAGTTTAAAAGATATTAAGTTGCATCAATACTTGGAGTTTGAGAAGCTCCCAGAGACATTGAGCGACTTTGACCGTGCAATCCAAACCATTTCTATATTCTGCGAAATTAACACTCACGAGATTAAACAAATCCCCTATAAGACACTTGAGAAAATAATCGCCAGTATAAAAGAAGCTTTGTCCGATGATCCTGGCTTGGTTAAGACATTTGAGCTTAATGGAGTTAAGTACGGATTCATCCCTAACTTTGACAAGTTAAGTACGGCTGAATTTATAGACATCGACAACTACCAAAAAGACAGAGACAATCTGTATAAGGTAATGTCTGTTTTGTATAGACCTATTGTTGAGGGTGATGACAAAAAATACCTTATTGAAAAATATGAGGGCAAAATCTTTGATGATTTTCAAGAAATACCAATGGCATATGTGAAAGGTGCAATGGTTTTTTTTTGCAATTTAGGAATCGACTTAATAGCTTATATCCAGAAGTCTTTAGTGGCGGAGAAGCCGAAGGACTTGCAAATGCGGGAGTTTCAGCGTTTAGTAAAAAGTGGGGATGGTATGGCTTTATATATGGACTTACTGGAGGAGACATACTCAAAGTTGATGATGTGGTATGCAAGCCTATTCATCAAACCTTATTGTGGCAAAGTTATGTACTCGACCTTCAAGAAGTTCAAAACAACGAATTAAAGAAAATAAATGCAAAAAGATAAAAATCATATCGGCACTGCACTCGCATTCTGTAAAGATGTGGCAACCGAAATCGGTGCAAGATATTCTCACGGCAATATTACTGAAACAAATATGAGGTCAATGTTGGTTTATCCGTATATGCACACTAATATCGGCCAGGTTTCTTTAGGATCACCAATGGCAACCGTTCAGGTAAATATTATGATTGCTGACAGAGTAAACACTATCACAACAGAAAATCAAGGATTAAACCAAGAAACGCTTTATTCAGAAATTGGGTATACAGAGAATAACAACTATGCAATGGTGCTTCAGCAATTATATGTTGACTTTGCCATCGCAGTTAAAAAATACGAAGAGCTTTACTACAATGCCTTGGAAATACAAAGGCCGATTTTGTTTACTGCATTTGAGGAGACTTATGACGATGTTATTGCTGGATTTACTGTAAGCTTAAATATAGATGTTGCCAATCCTATTGTAACTGATGGATATTGCTAATTTTAATAGAGAGTTTAGAGGGATGTTTGATTTCCTTGCTGATCAGATGAAAATCAATCTGGGGGCAAAGGTAAAACGCAAAACATACAGAGCTAATTGGAAGAATGGCAAGCCAAAGAATGTGAGGGTGAAATCAATAACGGCTAATCATTCAGCGTCTGGGCAATTAATCAACTCAATAAATGTTGTTAGTTTGCCAAACGGATTGTCGGGTATATCTATGAATCAATATGGTATTTATGTCAATAATGGCAGACAACCAGGAAAGGGCATACCAGTTGAACAGATGGATAAGTGGACTGGTCAAAAAAGATTAAGACCAAGAGACACCAAGACTGGCGAATTTTTAAAGAACACAAAAAACAATAGGAAAGCAATGGCCTTTTGTATGAATAGAAAAATAAAATACTTTGGAATTGAAGCTTATCCGTTTATTGATCGTAGCGTTGAAACTGCGGTTGATAAATACGAGGATAAATTAAGCAAAGCATTAGGTAAAGATTTTTATAAATACATAGGCATAGTCCTTAATAAAGCAAAAAAATAATGTCAATAAGTTTAACCGTACAACCTACAAGTATAAAAGGAGCATTAAGCTCTATGATATATCAAGCGTATGATACTGATTACGCTCAACCTAATTTCGTTTATCAGTACAAAATCTATGTTTGGAGTGGCACGACCACCATACCAGCTTCACCAATAGCAGAAATAAATAGGCTTCCTGATACTTACGCTGGCAATAGAAGTTGGATTGATATAAGTAAAATTGTAACTCAATATATAAGCGACAATTTTTTAACCATTGGAGCATCCACATCAACCATTGGAAGCGGTGCGGTTTATTGTGCAGTTAAAGTAAATGGATTTTGGGGCGGTGGTTCATCGTCTCCAGTAACAAGTAATGTCATTTTAGCCACTAAAGGATACGAGTATACACTTGAAGGGTTTAACCAGGCAACTACAAAGAGAGTTTTAACAGATAGAGCAACGGTATACCTTACCACAGAAACGCAATACGATTATTTATGGTATGATGCGACTAAAATCACAAGCATTGTTTGTGGCACAAGTACTATCACTCCGACTGCGGTTACTAATTCAAGTACATATATCCAAGCGGTTGAGCTAAAACAACTCATAACGGCTGGAGGTACTTGGGGATCGGATATCAATATCGTATTCAATTACTCAACTGGATCGGAAACCATAAGCGTCAAGTTTGATTGCCCTAACAAATACGGCACTACAACTATTTTATTCAAAAATAGGTATGGCGTTATTGAGGGGTATTCATTTAATGCGGTAAGCAAGGTTGCAATGACTACAACTAAAGAGGAATATTACAAAGGCATATATGCACAAACTAATATGGCAGAGGCCTGGACTTATGGCGTTGGGATCAAAACACCTTACAATATTCAAGGTGTATACAAGCAACTTGCAAATACTAACTGGATTCCCGAATCTTATGTCGATTATTTCCAACAGTTGCTTTTAAGCTCGGCAGTATTTGTTTATTACAATGCTAAAACCTATGCTTGTCAGATCGTGGATTCTGCCTTTGATAAAAAGACGGCTAAAAACGATAAGCTTATAATGTACACATTCAATTTTGAATACGCTCAACCACTAATCAATAGCATTGTTCGATGATATATTTTTCGCTTATTATAGATGGCAAACTGGTTGACTTGTTTCAAGATGAATCAATCCAATTAAATAGACAGATAAAAGACTATTCAAAGATTGATACTGTCTTTACTGACTTCTCACAGAACTTTACCATACCAGCTACAGAATCAAACAATAAGATATTTCAAAACTATTTTGACGAGAATGTCCTTTTGCAAAGCTGGAATCAGAACTTTGCCTTAAGTGGTGAAATTTACATACACGGCTTGCCAGTCTTTACTGGTGAAATTGAATTGCTCGAGGTTAAATTCATTGACGGACTTCCAAGCTCTTATAATATAGTTTTCTATGGCACAACCAAGAAGCTTTTAGTCAATTGGGGTGAGAAGACATTGCCCGAAATTGATTGGTCAAATTACTTACATACGATCAGCAATGCTTTAGTTGTTTCCTCGTGGACTGGTGGTATTTTAGGCGGTGCGATTATTTGGGATTTAAAAGACTACGGATACGGATATCGTTATTGCAAAAAGAGTGGTGGGGTATCTTATGACATAGGCGTACAAAATACAATCAACTATAAAGGATTAAGGCCATCAATTTTGCTTAAAGATATGATTGAAAATATCTTTACGGCTGAAGGTTTTAGTTTAAGTGGTAGTTTATTGTCAAGACCAGAGTTTGAGTATCTTTATGTAACGCCACAAGAAGCACCTGGAAGTTATTTTGATCGTATCAACGGCAATAATTATGGTAACTTTGAGGCTAATGATTCAGCTCCGCAAAGTATTTTTAAACCAACAAGCACTTTAAATACTTGGTTTGCTTTGCCAGTTGGAAATACAGTTGTAACTGGTAATACAAGTGGGGCTTGGAATAATACAACATACACTTATACTTGCCCTGAAACTGGTCAATATACTTTTGGGTTAACAATTACAAATTACACTCCATTAGTTGCCCCTACATTTACACCAACGCTTGGCGTTAAAGTAACTGTTAATGGCAAAACAAAAGGCTTTTATCAAAACAAAACGGCAGCTCAATGGGTTAGCAGTGGTCAGCAATTTTGCAATTTTTTAAGATTAAGCAAAGGAGATGTGGTTCAATTTATTTACAATACACCAGTTGATGCGGTGGTTGATGGTAGCATTGCTTGTTTATTGTCTCCGCCTACAAGCCAAGTGCTTGTTGATATGGCACGAGTGATGCCAGAGATTAAAGTTTCAGAGTTTTTCAATTCTGTTCTTCAAATGTTTAATGCGGTGCTTGTGCCGTCAAATACTATTAATGGTTTTGAGTTGCATAACATTGAAGATTGGTATGCTTTAGGACAAAATGTCGAGTACACTGAGTTTATAGATTTTAAGAATCTAACTCATAGAAAGATGAATGTGCCATCATCAATTACAATGAAGCACAAAGAGGGCGAAGCTTTACCACAGACATTCTTTAAAACAACCTATAAACGAAACTTTGGGGATGTTACCTTTAGGCCTGATGTTGACTTCAGCGACGAGCCAATCGAGTTTGAAACGGTTTTCCAGGTGAACCCAATAACATTGATCCAAGAGGTTGACACTTCAGGGAATATGATCAGCAATACGGACATTGAAATGCCGTTTATAATCAATTCAGAATCTCAAGGGGTTGACCAAAAGTTGATTCTATTCTATAATGGGCGAAACACAAATCTGAAAACAGTTGCAAATAGTTTCTATGTAGGGACTTCTTTAATCACTCAATATCCGCCATCATCTCCTTTTAGCAATTATACATCTGGAGCTTATTCAACTGCATTTGGGCTTGAAGCACCACTTAAAGGCAATATG